GCGCGGATCTCATTGACCGTCCGCGTGCCGATGTTCCGCTGAATCTCATACACCTGGGTGCGGGTGTGCGGGTCCATCTTCAGCAGGTCATCGACATCGAACTTCACGAACTGGGTGGCGGGCAGCAGCCCGGTCAGCAGATGCTCCCACCGGGTCAGCCACGGGCGGAGCGTGGTGATCAGCTCGTCCAGCAGGTTCATCGTCACGTTCGAGTAGGTGAGGCCGTCGTTGCGGGTGCCGCCGACCCGGTACGGCTGCACCCCGTAGATCGCCGCGACCTGGGTGGCGTTCAGCTGCATCGCCTGAATAAACGCCGCCTCATTCTGCGGGACGGTCAGCGCCTTGTAGTCCCAGTCCCGGCCATAGACGAGCGGCTGCCGCATGCGGATCGTGTCGGTGAGCCGCTGCCGGATCTGCTTCGCCTGCTGGTCGTTGACCTCTTCGTTGACATTCTGGAAAGTGCCCGGGGGGAAGCCACCGTTGGAGAACCAGTCAGCCGAATACTTCAGGGCATCAATGCCCTGACCCCACAGCAGAGCGAACGCCTTGAGGGGACTGACGCCCTCGACCCGGCCAGCGACACTGAACGCTTTCAGGTGGACCAGTTCCTGGCGTTCCATCAGGTGGCCCTTGTAATAGATCCGCGCCCGCATCGGGTTCTCGGGCTGCTGCTCGTCGTCCTGAACGTCCATCCGGTCGGCGGGCAGCCACGCCACGCCGGTCGGCAGGCCGAGCCCGTCAGGACCGGGGATGCCACCCCGGTTGGTGATCAGGCCCCAGGCGTTGCCATGCAGCAACGCCGACGTGGAACCGGTGAACATCCAGTCATACAGCGTGCCGCTTACTTGCGGGCCACCGCCGGCGACGGGCGAGCCGAGCAGCATGGTGGAGAAGATCCGCTCACTGTCCCCGTTGGGCAGCTGCCGGTACACCTTGATCGGCAGGGAGGCGATCTGGTCGGCGATGAATCTGATCGCCGAATAGCAGGCACCGAGCGCCAGTACGGAGTCCTGGCCCTGGGTTTCCCGTGAGGGATGGGTGGGGCCACCGATGTTGAATTTCCAGTACGGGTTCCGCCACGGCTGCCAGGGCATGCCACCGATGGTCCGGGTCTCAATACCGATCCGGTCCACCAGGCCCACGGCTTGCCTCCCGCCCACGCGAATAGCGGCGGCGGCCACGCCTGGGCCTAGCTTAGCCTGGCCCGAGGTTCTTGGCGTGTTCCCAGGTGACGATGTCCGCCGCTGCCGTCTTGGTGGCGCCGTAGTGGCGCTTGTATGGCCACTGGCCGAGCGCGTGCGCGAGCGCCACGTCCGCCGGGGTGGCCACGTCGGGCACCGGTACGGGAACCGGTACAGGCGTGGGTGGCACCGGCACGGGAACCGGCGCGGGCAGTGTGGCCGGGACTGGCACGGTCGCGTCGCCCTGCTCGGCCAGCAGCCGGGTCAGGGTGTCCCAGCTCATCGAGAACGAGCCACTGTTTCCCCAGGACGGACCCCAGGAGTTGTCCAGGAAGACCAGCATCGAGGAGGTGTTGAGCCCACGGGCAACGATCTCGTGACCGCCCCGCACCTGGGCGCCGCTGGAGATGGCCACCAGGCCCGAAGAGTCGGGGTTGTCGAAGCTGTCATACCAGTTGCAGCCGATCAGCACCGGCCCGGCTGAGAGGGCCTGGAGGGCGGTGTTCAGGTCGAAGCAGTGGGTGTAGCCGGACAGCAGGCCCGCGTTCTGCGCTGCCTTGCACACGCTCAGCCCGTCGCTGCCGGTGTCGTCGGGCGGGTAGGAGCCGGGGTAGCCGTCGAGCCGGGTGGCCGCCCCATACAGGCTGACGGCGCCCGCCTCGTTCAGCGTCATGTGCCCCACGGGGAGGGCATCATAGACGGGCGTGGTGCCAGCCGCGCCGACCATCGCGTTGCCGGTGCAGGAGCCAAGGTTCCCCTGATCGAGGATGCCGATCATCCGCGCCCACGTCACCGTCCGCAGCGTGCCGCCGCTGGTGTAGGGATAGGCGAGGGAGCGGGAGTCGTGCCAGACGTGCCGGCCGAGCGGCTTGCCCTCGACGGGGTGCTCGGGGATGTAGTTAACCTCGACGGTGTGGGTCATGCGATCTGGTACCTGTCAACCATGGCACGCAGCCTCTCGTTCTCGGCTATCAGTTCCCCGATGTCCGGCTGGTTCAGCGGCAGGTCGCGGGCGGTGCGCCAGCCCATCTTCGCCGCCGACGCGCACCAGGCGAACGCGAAGAACACCATAGTGAACGCCTTGGCGGTCAGCCAGGCGATGGCGAAGATCAGGCCACCGATCAGACCGAGGATCACCTTGCCCGGTGATGCCTTCCTGGCGTCGGCGGTGATCGCCTCCAGCGGCACCCGCTCATGCAGCGGCCTGCGCCCGTTCGCCGGGGCCATCGTTGCCGTGTCGCTCATCACTGCACCTGCTTCCAGTGCTGGTCGCCATCAGAGTCGGTCGCGCCGGGCAGGCCCCTGATCACCGTCTTGCGGGTGGGTGGCCGGGGGGCGGGCATGTCCTGCACCCACACACCCAGCGGCGGCTCCATGTCTGACACGAACGGCGAGCCGCCTACTGGCTCATCGTTTTCGGCCCAGCCGCTGTGCTGCTGCTCAGCCACTGCTCCTCCTAGAGAACCGATCTGAGCACGTCATACCCGCGCCCGAACTTCCGCGCTGCCCATACTGCCATGGTTCCCGCGCACAGCGGGGAAATGTCGGCGCTGGTGTCCCGCCGTGCCCAGGCGTGCATCCCGTCACCCACGTCCCGCCGCACCCCGGCGGCGACCGCTTTGCCGAGGCTGTCCTGGCCCCGGTGGATGATCGTGTTGTCGCTGACGCCGCGCACGAACTGGGCGTGCGCCTGCGCCACGTCCCGCAGCTGGCAGATCTCCAGGATCGGCTCGGCGGTGGGGCGGGGTTTCTTTGCCGACAGGCCCGCCGCCTCACACGCGGTGATCAGTTCGGCGCCGGGGCCGATCGGGTCGATGACGATCTTGGCGACCCGGTGCTTGGCCACTAGCTCTTTCAGGCGGGGCATGATCCAGGCGACCCCGGACCGGTGGTCATCCCACTGCTCGTCATTGCCGATCTCCACCGAGCAGACCGGCACCCGGATAACCTCGCCGGTCTTCTCGTCGGCGACCGCAGCTTCGACGCCGGACACGATGCCGGCGACGGCGATCGTCGCCGCGCCCTGATCGGGGGCGATGTCCACCGACAGGCAGATCCGCTCCGGGCGGGGCATGTCACCGGGGCCGGGCCATTCGCAGCCGCGCCACAGGTGCTCGCTGATCACCGACCATGACAACTCGTCCAGTGGCCAGTCGCCGATGCCGAGCCGTTCCCGGTCGAACCCGGCCGGGTCCATCTTGACCAGCTCGCGGGAGATGTGCTCGGAGCTGATGCGGATGTTCATGCCCGGGTTGGCCCGCGCCCACGAATTCGGGTCGTCGCGCCGGTCGTGGCCGAACGAGCAGCGGCGCTTGCCCTTGTCGGGGCACAGGTCGGGGCAGAACTCGCACGACCATTCCATGAAGCACAGCGTCGGGTCGTTCTGGGCGAGGCCGCGCTTGCGCACCCGGGACAGCTGAATCGAGTCGGGCATCCCGGCTGACGCGGTGTACCACATCTGCGGGTTCGGGACGGCTGACATGGTGGGCATCGACGCGGACACCTGCTCGTCGGACAGGATCATGGCCTCGTCGTAGTAGACGGCGTCGGCGGTGAACGACCGGCCTGAGCCACGGGACCGGGCCAGGAACCGCAGGCGGGGGGCGACGCTGCGGCGGATCTGGGTGCCTTTGTGGCCGTGGATCAGTGTCGGCTCGGGGCGGAGTTCGATCGCCTCCTCGCCGTGGGAGGTGCGGATACCGCCCGGCTTAACCTTGCGCAGCAGCTCGGGGCTGCCCCGGATCATCGACTGCATGCGCAGGAAATGCTCACCGGACGCCTTGAACTCGTGCGCGGTGTGGATCTGCAGGGCCTCACGCAGCCCGAACAGCCCGAACAGCTGGCGGGCTTCGAGGGCC